CGGTGATCTTCAATATATCCCTGACGGGACCCTTTACAGCCGAAGCCGCAGCTGTGCCTGATGGAGGCACACCTAGGAGTACTCCTACTCACTCCCTAACCACCGACCACAGCAATGTGGTCCTAGGTGTCAATCTCCACCATACGCGTCAGAACGGGGTGTTCCACAGAGATGGGTAGCGCCGTGACCGTCCTAATAAGGTAGTCTTCACACTCCTCAATCTCCTGCTGAGACAAACCATAAACATGGTACATCATCAGCCACACCCTGTTGTCAGCGCGGTGTACTTCCTGCGTCTCGAAGTGTCTGCGGGTTTGCTTGTCTTCGATCACACGAGCCCCATCCGTTAGGCCCAGTATAATCGGTATCAGCACCCGCAGCACTGGCACGAAGGCGCACGCTTTGTCCAAAGACATCGCAACGCCCCGCACCCAGCCCAGTTGCTTCGCTCTCCTGTATGCCGTCCTTGACCAGAAGGTCTTGGCAAGGACCCGCCCTGGTTTGGGCCCGAATACGTAGCCGCTGCCGTCCACCACTGGATAGAATCTGCCGGAGCAAAACTCTCCCAGCATATGGTGTCCGTACTTGAACTTGTACTCGTGGCCTGCAAAGGTGGTCACTTGTTCCACCAACTGCCTAATCGTCGGGAGTAGTGTAGGTGACGTGATGACTAGCATGTCGTCACCCATAACTATCGCGCGGAATGGCAGTGCCAGGGCCTGGTCGAGCGAGTAGCAATCGCGTGTTCCGAACTTATCGACCAACATGAGGGTTAGAACTCTGACGAAGATCATGTAATGTCCGAAGGTGTTGGCACTTGTGGTGTCCCCGTCGCCGGAGAACACGGTCCCCGTGACCCTGTACCGGGCCCCGAGCTTCGTGCATCCTTTGCGGGTTGTGCCATGCCTTTCCTCCATCGCCCGCAAGAAATTGTCCTCCCCAGGGAACAACTCACGGTAGACTTCGGTCTGCGCCTCCAGCATACCACGATGAACGTGGCAATCCCAGCGGCTCGCATCACCCTCGAACGATATAGCTTCCTCGCCTGACACTAAACGGACATCATCTAGGCTCTCCTTCTTCCACTGACCCAATTCCTCGGCCGTGAGCCCAGGACCGTAAACAACCGGTAGGAATCGATGGAATTTGTCAAGCTGCAAGACTGCCCGCATTAGCTTGTGGACTGCCAAGGTCTGAGGGCCGGAAAAGACCTTAATCGAGTCGTTCCTGCCCTGAATCAACCTGGCGTCCTTGTCCGAGTTGTCGGTGAATGGGGTTAGGGTCACCGCGTTCTCCTGCTTGATGAAAGCTTCCGCAGAAAACCGCAGGTCCCTTATTCCCTGTCTCACCCCCTCATGCGCGTCGTCCAACCTCTGGCTAATCTGGGGAAATCTGGCCTTCCACTCCAGGAAGTCAACGGGTCGTAAATCTCCGTCCCACAACTTCGCTTTTAC